TGAAAGTATTGAATAAATTAGGTGAAGGATTTTAATTATTCTTGCGCTTGCGAGTCTTAGATGCCTTTTTCTTTCCAGCATGTTCATACGGAATATACCGTAAGAACCACTCTTCAAACTCGCGTGATCCACGTTTTCCTTTTAGTTCTTCGTATTTTTCCGTTTTCTCGAAACGCATCGATTCTAATGTCGGCTGTTTTCCATAACAGTTGATACTGAATCGTTTCAGTAGCCCTGTTTGTTTCAACCGGTTATGTTGCTGAACATCAAAGAGAAACTGTGACATACACAAGATGCGGTTGATGTCATAATACACGCGATCAGCGTAAATAAACGCCAGATAGAAGCTCAACATCGTATCAATGGTAGCAATACGAATCGATTCATTATCGATCCTTATTGTATTATAACTGTGACATGCAAGCGGTTTATACAGGAACGCGACCACTTCTTCGCCGATGCGAATATCATAGTGCTCGGAAATGACCTCGCCAACTCCGGCATGTTTGGTATATTTGACATCGGTATATTTATGGGCGGTGAGTTCACGGACAACTGCTTCACAAAGATCGCGCGGGTTTTCTGAGAGAACATCGAAATCGGGGATTTTCTGGACAATACGACGCTGGCGTTTGGGCATGTACCTAGAATACAATAGATTTGCATACCCTCCAAAAAATACTGCGCGATTTTTAATGAATACACTACGAACAATATGATACACATCCGATTCAGCCAACTCTTTCTCTCGGTTGCTTGAATACGAAAGACTAGACTTGCTCATGGAATACGTTGGACTCGGGCTTCTGCTCTTGCTTGCGCTCTTGCTCGGACTCGGAGTCCTGCTTCGGCTCGGACTTGGACTCGGAGTCCTCTTCCTGCTTGCGCTTGCGCTCGGTGTCGCGTCATCATCCAGGGCACGTTTCTTCATAGAATACAACACGAATTCATCGTCTTTTCCAAGTAAGCGTTCATATGTTGCCATCAAACGAAACCGTTTTGTCAGTTTGTCTTCTTCAACATGGTACTTAAAGTCTCCAACTGTTTCTTCATGCGATGGAACATTGAAATACAAGTGCTTCAAATATCCGCCTAGATGATGGTATTTCCGAATGATACCGCCGATCGCTTTACGTTTGAGGGCTTGTACACTTCTACCACCACCTCGTTTTACGGACTTCGACCGGGACTTCGACCGCGACTGGGACTGGGACTTCGACCGCGACCGAGTCTTCGAAACACTGATCTCTCCTGTATTTGATTTTGTCGCACCATCAAACCCACGTTGGTATTCAATCTTATCACAGTCGTACCCTTTCAATGGGTAATGATTGTTCAAAAGAGTCAATCGTTTTTGAACCTTCTCCCATCGCGAGACATCGCCGTCTGGACGCGAGAGTTCGAGATACATTGCCATACGAAGAAAGTCCGGTGGAGCGTACCGTATTCCTTGTTTTATAACCGCATCTCGAGAGATTGCTTTGAATAATGCAGGCTCCATTTGTGTAATATCAGCGATACCCGTGAAATTCACGAACACCTTGTATGTTCCATGATGAACACCAGATTTTGCTTCAACATCTTCATATCCAGCCTTGTAATAAATATCCGCGAGTTCTTTCGCATGATCTAACGCATTATCTGAATAGAAATCATAATCTGGGAGCTCAAGGTCTTTGTTGTAAAACTGAGCATCTTCCGGCAAAATGTTATTGATTGCAGTTCCACCATAACAAACGAGTTTCTTGTTTGCAATGAATTCTTCGACAATCGAGATGATTTTTTTCACTTTGGGATCTTGTGTAACCGCTTCACCCTTCTTTTTCTCAACGAGGTCAACTGCTTCGCGCAGAATCTCTAGTTCCTTTTCATCATACGAAACATCTGCAGACGTATCACCTCGCGCGTGGCTGTGATGACTATGCGGCATTTGATCTAATAATATTAATAATATGATAATCTTATCATATCATTAGATAATTTATGGGAATCCGAGTAATTATATTGTGAGTTTGACACCTCCAGCCGCCTCTGCAGGTCGCGCTTCCATTGACGCCTTGGGATTGGGCGGTTTGGGAGGAGGAATAACAATCTGTACATAACGCAAATCCTCCGGTTTGAGAATAAATGCATATCCAACCGACGCAAATTTATCCTCATACGCTTTCAGTTTTTCATCGCGAACTTCCTCCTGGAAACACATTGCGGCGATTTGACATCCCCACGTAAAAGGTCCATTATGCCCATCGTTGATGGGTCGACCACCTTTCTCAGGAAGAACCAGACACATATTTTTCTTGTTTGCGTCTTTGAATGTTTGCGGATCACCCACATTTTTCACTCCAAAATACGTATACTTCGATAGAAAAAGTGACTTTGAACTCATGTTCACCAATTCAAATAACTTGGTTTTTCGATAGAGTGGGTTCGTTCCATCCACAATCAATATGATTTTCCCTTTGAAATCAAGAAGATTCTCATTGCCTAAATCTTTGGACTGGTATTCGCGTCCATATTTTGGACCCAGTAAGTATCGGGCAACTGACTTGCTTTGTGAAATTATTTTTGCGAGCTTGTCGTACATTGTAATATTTTTCGACATGATACGCATATGAATAATAAATGGATCGCCTGGATTGGGGCATTTTGAACCGGAGAATACATAGCTGCCGAGAACTTCGAACGCATCTGACACTGGAATATGGTTGTATGTTTCTTTGTAGTTGAATGAATTCACAGACGATGACGCGATTACGGGTTCGTTTTCAACTGAAAACACTTCAAAGTCGATGAAGCGACATCCTCTCGCGATGACGTACAGAAGCGCCTCCATACTAACATTCGAATTCTTGAACTTGTCCGGATTGAATGCATTGTATGCAGCTTTAATGTAATAATCGCGCAACTTGAACTTTGACTGACTGTCATTCGCGTTGATGGATGTTAAGTTTCTGTCAATTATTTCTTTCGAATCTGCATCGGGGTTCTCGTTTTCCATTCCTTCTTTGATGGAGGATGATACAGGAGCAGCCGTCTCAGCGATGGTGTCGTTTACAATTGGCACAGGAAGTATGTGTAATCCTACTCCTGTATCTAATGCAGTTGCGGCCTTTTGACGCTGATGAATCGTCATTTCATGCTGTGATGTGTATGTTGTAAACTGTTCTGTGGAAAGTGGTTCGGTTTTCTTTTTGTCGATGATTTTCTTAGCTTCTGTAAGAACTTTTTGTGTTGCCGGATCAGATGAACCACCTGCGGGGGCGGAGGGCGGTTTTGCCGGTGGTGCCGCTGGTGCCGATGGTGGCGGTGGTTTTGCCGTTGTCGCCGTATTCTTATTTGAAAGTCCTTCTCGTATTTGCTTTTGCTCACATCGTGTTTTAACAAGTTCAGACATCTTCCATACTGCCAGACCTAGAATAATAAACCCGACAAACAAAAATTCTACTCTATATTCTTTCATTATTACGATGTAATAGTACTTTTATACTACGACTATATAAATATACGAGTGATTTTTATATAAAGTTAATACAAGTAGAAGTATCAACCAATAGAATACTAAAATACTAAATGACAGGTGGACTTTTAAACCTGATTGCTACTGGCAATCAAAATGTGATTTTAAATGGAAACCCTAAGAAGTCATTTTTCAAAAGCACCTATCTTAAATATACGAATTTCGGTCTTCAAAAGTTTAGAATTGATTTTGACGGTCAAAAGAAGCTGCGTCTTACAGAAGAATCCAAATTTACATTTTATATACCGAGATATGCAGAGCTACTTATGGATACGTATATTTGTGTAACATTACCGTCGATTTGGAGCCCCATATATCCACCTGCACGTGCAGAAGACATGTGGGCGCCGTATGAATTTCGGTGGATCGAGAACTTAGGAACACAAATGGTGAAGGAAATCGTGATATCCGTCGGTGGAATGACGCTTCAACGGTTTACTGGAAATAATTTAATGGCAATCGTAGAACGTGACTTGGATGCAAATAAACGTGAACTGTATAACCAGATGACCGGTCATGTCCCAGAGTTGTACAATCCTGGATGTTCAGGTGCGCGCCTCAATCAATACCCCAATGCATACCGGACAAGCAACTCCGCTGGCGCAGAACCGTCGATTCGCGGAAGAAAAATATACATTCCAATCAATGCGTGGTTTACACTTTCTTCGAAAATGGCGTTTCCGCTTGTTTGTCTTCAATACAATCAACTTCAGATCGACGTTACATTACGTTCGGTGAAAGAACTGTTTACCATTCGTGATGTCACGGACCCCGCCAACTTTTGGCCAGTGATTCAACCCGACTTTACCAACCCGCATCATCAGTTATGGCGGTTTTTATACCCGCCTCCAAGTATCGATCTCTCGATGAATACCTACCAAAGTCTTCGAACCGACTGGAATGCCGATGTACAACTCA